CCGTTAGACAGGAAATTGCTGAGGTTTCGGCCTCCGCACGCTTTCACTTGCGTGCTACAAAACATGCAGAACATCTCTGCAATGTTCTTGTCGATGGCTTTGGCATGAATCCTCTAGTAGAGGGGGAATTGGATCTCGTTGCTCGTCGTTGGATGACAATTACCGACTGCACCTTAGAGAAAGCTCTCAAGGCTGCGTACGCAAATTGGCACAACTTCATTATGAGACAAGATCCGGCTCCCTGGCCTACTTCATGCCTACCTTTTTCTGCTTTCCTCCCTGGGAGGATTGGGCAATTTCACGGGCAAGTCTTAAGGAATCTGAGACGCAAAGCTAAGAAGAAGTCTTCTAGCGCACGCGCCTCTGCCTTTCGACGAGCCCAGACTCTCCTTTCAATTAAGAAGGGGTCGCCCGTTCCATCCGAGGAAGTCATTGTAGAAGCAGCCCAGAAACAGCGTAAAGCCCTGGGTGACAAAGCAAAAGGACGTTCTTTCAAGTCCTTTGCTTCGAAAAAGGAAAAGTCAAAGCCTGAAAATCTAGATGTAAAAATTGCTATGGATAAAGAAGTCGAGGACTCTATCCGTAGCATAGTTAATGAAGTATTTCCGAAGGGTTGGGCACATCGATTGTTGGCCCAGCACTCTGATTCTCTAGTATCTTCATCCGATGGGACTAGCTTCTCTAAGCCTAAGTCCCGAAAGTCGGCGTTCCCTTCGATCAATGGTCACTACTCTAGTACCAGAGGTCAAGGGGGAGCCGCAACGGAGATTCTATTGAATTGGAGGTCTTGCTTGATGGAAGTCGACGAAGGAGATTGTCTCCTCTCAATGCACTATCACCCGCATACGGGTGTGATTGAGTCCCGTCGCTTTAGTTCCAAGAAGGCTTCAGAAATTCTGGCGAAAAGGTTAGCAAAAAAACTACAAAACCCGTCTTATGACTGCCAAGCGTCCTTTATCCTTGAACCTCTCAAGGTCCGGGCTGTAACAGCCGGACCTGTGGTCCCTTATTGGATATTAAAGCCTTTCCAAAAGGCTCTTTGGACGTACCTGAAGGATCATCGCGCCTTTACCCTAGTAGGGAAACCCGTGACTGAGGACTATCTTAATGAACTATTTCTTAAGGATAGTGATCACCCGTGGGCACCCTCTGCTTGGGACGAGGACGATGACCGATTTTTGGAGTCAGGAGACTATTCCGCTGCAACCGACAACCTCCGTGCGCATTTCTCAAGGTTTACCTGGGATTTGCTTATGGAGAGAGGGGACGGTCCCCAATGGGTGCGAAGGATTGGCTCTAAGTCATTAGTAGGACACACTGTCCACTATGACCCAAAGCTAAAACTTGCTCCCGTAAAGCAGTGGAACGGTCAATTGATGGGTTCAATCCTTTCTTTTCCAATCCTGTGCATTGTCAACGCTGCTGTCTGCCGTCTGGCCTACCACTCTCGTCTTGGTCTCATAGAGAACTTCAGAGAGGAGGTCAACTGGCAGCCTAACGCTCTTTACCAATCCAAGTCCTGGGCCGATCTGGCCGAGGAGGAGGATGTTGAAACACATGGGTCATTCCGTTTCCAGTTACTCGATCAAGAGGCTAAGGAGGAGCTCTGTCGCCAAAGGCGAAGAGTCCCTCTGTCAAAATTGCCAATTGGGGTAAATGGGGACGATTGCACCATGTTATACAACGCGAAGGAAAGAGCTGTCTGGGCAAGATTTGCAGAACACATAGGAATGGAGCCGTCAGTAGGCAAATGCTACACGGCAAAAGATTGGTTACAAATAAATTCGACGGGTTTTATGTTGGTAGATTGGGCTGCAGGCCCCGCTAATGGACTCGCCGTTGAAAAATCTTTTCAAAGGTCCGCCTTCATTAACTTTGGCCTTCTTACGGATAAAAAAATAAGAGGGGGTCAAAAAAGAACATTTACAGATTTAGGTGAGTGTGCCCGTGAGTTTTTGCACGGGCACCCGACAAAGGATCATGAGTGGCTCATGAGTATTTTCATTAAATACCATTCCCGCCAAGGTGGGTTGCTCCGAGACGTCCCCTCTGGGATGTCTTGGTGGCTACCTGAGCACCTTGGCGGTCTGGGCTTACCATGGACTCGCCCCATCGAGGACTTAGATCGTGAGATCAGTCCTAGACAGAGAATGATGGCCACTATGATCCTAAACTCTCTTCAGCTTAACTCTGCTCGACGTCCTCCACACCCGAAGGGGGATGACGGGCAGTTTTATTTCTCGGGAAGTACCCTCGAGGCAAAGACGGGCCGAAAGGTTCCGGAGCAGATATCTGCTTGGAAACCAATAAGGCCTTTCCCTGCCGCGGAGAATGACTTCCCTGAGTATGTGAGCCGAGCGATCGCGAAGGATCGGGAACTGGAAATCCCCGAGACTTCCCTATGCGAGGAGCCGCTCTCCGAGCACGCTTTCGTAAAAGATCGAGTCGACGCGTCTTACCTTTCTTCACTTTGGGATTGCTCATTTGAGCTACCCTTAGAGAGAGAGGAGTTGATGGCGCCGCCGTTCGTTGCGAAGGCTTGCACAGGAGAAACGAAGGCTTTGGAGCTGAAGCGAGTTTTAACAAGAAAGTGGGAGAAACTTTGGAAGAAATCCAAGGCGGAAAGAGGGTTTGCACCCCTTGACGTCTTGATGAGTTCTGTCCTCCCGAAGTTTGTCTTGCCGGGCGGTGTGCAGCATGTCCTTGAGTCTGCACGTTCATTGCCGTCTGGCTTACTTGGCCGAATAACAGCAATCTGGGAGAGGGAAAAAGGAATCGCTGAGTTGCGAATGATGCCACGTCTAGTGGCGGATGTGTCGACTTGGTGAGTTTCTCTCTTTCGGAGGGTTTTGGAAAGAGGCTTGTATGTT